GATCAGAGTTCAGCATCACAGGGTTTATTGATGCCAAAACTACAGTATCGTTTCAGAGCGATCCTGGAAAATTTTGGAGTATCAACACCAAGATCAGAACTGACTAAACAAGTTATCGATATCACAAGACCTAACTTGACTTTTGACAACGTGACACTAGACGTGTACAACTCAAAAGTTTACGTTGCAGGTAAACACACATGGGATCCAATCACAATCAATCTAAGAGATGACGTGAACAACTCAGTTACTAAACTGGTTGGTGAACAGATCCAGAAACAGTTTGATTTCTTTGAACAGAGTTCAGCGGCGTCTGGTATTGATTACAAATTCACTGCTAGAATCGAAATGTTAGACGGTGGTAATGGCGCAAGTGCACCAAATGTGCTAGAAACATTTGAATTGTACGGTGCATACGTAGAGAACGTNAACTACAACACGTTGGCATACGCAACTTCAGATCCGGCTACAATCACAATGTCGATCAGATACGACAACGCAATCCAAACTCCAACAGGAACAGGAATTGGAACAGCGGTATCTAGAACGATCGGTACTCTAAGTACAGGTGGTGGACAGTAATACAAAAAATTAAGTTAGCAATTATAACATCAAAAGCGTCTTTATAGGCGCTTTTTTTGTGGCCATAAATACGAGTATGCCAAGCATAAACAACTTCNTAAAAGGTTTCCAGGACGGATTACCAGGTATGAAAGACTACCAACACGCATCTAGATTGTACATAGACGACAACTACAAGTTGATGCCAAAACAGAAGTTCCTGTTCCACGTTGTGTTCAACACCGATGAGTCATTGTTCCAGGGAGGAGCGAAATTGAACTCAGATGAGAGGTACCACTTGAACATGTTGGTCAAAGCATGTGAACTGCCTAAGTACAACATGAGTTACGAGGAGAAGACTCAGTACAACAAGAAGATGTATGCTGGCACAAGGATAGCGTACGAACCTGTGAACATCACATTCCACGATGATCATGCAGACACCGTGAATGCATTTTGGAAGAAGTACTACGAGTACAACATAGCAGATTCGATAGGCATGAACAGTGACCTAACAATAAACGACACCAAGGACGATTACTACAACTTCGGTGATGCGAGACAGACCACCAAATTTGGTATGGACACGCCTAGGCAGAGGCAGAAACCGTACCTCAAAGGCATCGAGATCTTCGTGTTGCATAAGAAACGTTTCACGTCAATGACTTTGGTCAACCCTGTGATCGGATCATTCTCACATGACAACCTAGATCAGGCAGACGGTGCGGGAGTGTTGAACAACACAATGCAGATACTGTACGAGACCGTCATATACAAGGCAGGCATAATCAACAGGAACAACGTTCCAGGTTTCGCGACCATCAACTACGATCGATCCCCTAGCCCATTGAGTGTGTTAGGAGGCGGTACCAACAGCATATTTGGACCTGGTGGTGTTGTTGACGGAATTGGATCTGTAATAAGGAATGTGCAATCTGGAAACATACTAGGAGCCATACTGGGTGCGTCTAACACTTACAGGAATGCCAAGAAAATTAAGAAAAAAGATGTAAAGGCCGAATTAAAAGGGATTGCCAAAGACGGCATTCTTGAGGTTGGCAAGCAGGCAGGCACTATATCAAATCCTGTGGCACAGTTCAGTGTGGGGGCCGCGGCTGTAATAGGGGCCACGGCGTTGGCATCGTCGAGGGGCACAGCAGACAACAAGAACCAGGCCGACAACACAGTGATAGTAAATTCAACCGTGGACACGGTGAACTTCCTAGGTGCTGACGAGTCATTCAATCTTGTGTCCAATGATGCGAACGTAAGAGATGAGATAGCGGCCGCCATATACTTCAAGGACATTGGTTCTCGTAAGGGACTCACGATAGCACAATCTAATCTGGAATATGAATCATCCGCTGACAACATAAAAAATGTTTACACCAGCAAGGCAATCACAGATGTGAGGAAGTTGGTCACGGAAGGATACATAAAAATTGAAAGACAGACACAGGATGTGGAGATAGCAACAGAGAAGGCTACGATATAATGACCGAATTCTACACAAATCTACCACCCAAGGACAAGGACGAGTTACAGAAGACTGTGGAGAAACTGACCACCACACCATACGAGACTGACTACCAATTCAATGTGGGAGAGTATGACAGCACAATAGCGTTCTTCGTAAAACGTAATTTCTCTAGGACTGCGGCGGAATCTACAGCATACGCCATACTGTCACAGGCCAAGATAGACAACATCAAACCACAACAGATATTAGACCAGTTGACGTACGCCACACCGGCATTGCTATCTGAGTTAATGACAATAATATTAAACGCCAACAGATACAAGTCAAGTAGGTTGGGTGTGAGGAAGACCCTGGCCACCAAAGAGACGGTATCTAGAAACATCATAGACTAATGTTACCGAGATTTGCTAGGGGCAAGTTCTCCCCCAAGAATCAAGAGAAGTACGTGGGCACGAAAACACCAACATACAGGTCAAGTTGGGAACACTCTTTCATGAGATTGTGCGATGAACATCCTAATGTGTACCAGTGGGCCAGTGAATCAATCAAGATTCCATACAGGCATCCGTTCACAGGCAAGTACACTGTGTATGTGCCAGACTTCTTCATAGTGTATCAGGACAAGGAAGGTCGCAAACACGCGGAAATGGTGGAAGTAAAACCCATGAGCCAGACCTCCATGGAGGCCGCTGGCAAGAGCATGGCCAAGAAGAAACAGGTTGTGATAAACATGGCCAAGTGGGAGGCCGCAAACGCATACGCCAAACAGAGGCGGATCAAGTTCAGGGTGGTGTCAGAAGAACAGTTGTTCCACAACGGCAAACGTAAGTAAATACGACAATGACAAAGAAATTAGAAGACATCCTCAATTTACCAAATGTCAAAGAAGCATTCAAAGAGGTAGACAAGAAGGAAAAAGACAAGAAGATCAAGGAGTCCAATGGTCAACACGCATCAGCCAAGAACCTAGATCCTCAAACACAGAAAAATCTACAGAAGAGTTATGCAGAATTTGACAAGGTGGCGGCGGCACTGCCCCAAGTAAAAGGGTTAGGAGAACTATCAGACCTCGAGTTAGACAAACTGGCCATAGAAGCAGAAGAGAGCTACAAGAATCTAATGGATCTGGGCATGAACGTTGATTCTAGATATTCCGGAAGGATATTTGAAGTTGCAGGAAATTTCCTAAGGAACGCCATAGACGCCAAAAGCGGCAAGATCGACAAGAAACTTAAGATGATCGAATTGCAACTCAAGAAGCAGAAGTTAGATCAGGGCAACAAAGACGGCGGTCCAGTAGAAGAAAGTGACGGATTCGTCATATCTGATCGTAACGAATTAATGAAGAAACTTCTTAAAAAAGATTAGGTATGAAATTTGCAGATCCTACCAAGAAATATCCGAACGACGGACACTTCCTTTGGTTATGGACCTATGTCAAAGACTTAAAATTACGTAGACTAATCGATTGCGGAGGACATATTGGGAATTGGACCATAAACTGGTATGATAAATGTGATAAGATCGAAGCATTTGAACCAAATCTTGAAATACTTCCTAAATATAAAAATAATACAAAACACATAAAGAATTTGACCTTGCACGAAGTAGCACTGGGTGACAAACCAGGTACAGTCTCTATGGATTATGAGACGCACGAAGGCACGTACCATGTCACCAAAAACAATGGTCCTATACAAATTAGAACTCTAGACAGTTATAACTTCCAGGACGTGGATGTAATTAAGATTGATGTAGAAGGATTCGAAGTGCCATTGCTAGAAGGTGCTAAAGAAACTATTCTAAGCAACAGGCCATGGATACAGATAGAGGCCAATAAGTCAGGTGAAAGGTATGGCAGATCTAAAACTAAAATTCTAGAGAAATTAGCAAGTTTTGGCATGAAACGAGTGGCCAAAGAATGGCCTGATCAGATATGGAGATTCTAACAAATTTCATTCAATAACTTCAAAAAAAGACTAAATATTGCATATGAGCACATTCAAAGACTATCTAACAGAATCAACTAAGTCATATGACTACAAAATAAAGATCGCAGGGGCAAAGAAAGACATTGATGTAAATGCTCTGGAGACAGCACTGCAAAAATTTGA